TTTTCAGTTTCTTAATTTTTGTAGATTGCTCCAAAGATCAAACTGATTTTGATCTTTTAAATTCTCCAGGTACAAAAGCTCGCCCAGTTATAATCGCCAAAACGAATTGTGATTGAAGTTTAAAACGAAATGTTATAAAAAATTCACACACAAATGTAAATAATAAATTGAATAGGCTAGAGTCTTGGGTCATAAGTCGAATAATCATGCACCTGTGGTACCCTCCTTATAAAACCCTTTTCAATATTAATTAAAGATCGTTTAAGAGTTCTTAAGAGCGCTGGCAATACATGCCGGTTATACATTTCCCTCGGGCTTAAAGCGTAATCAATCTTTATTATTTCTGATTCGCAAATATCTCCTGCGTCTAGATCACCGTTAGCCCAAAACCATGATGCCCCTGTAATAGGCTCTTTTCTTCGGTATGCCCACCTTATAGAGCTAGCGCCACGGCCGTAAGGTAGTGGGCTAGGATGAAATATTAGAGTACCTAAAAGCGGTTCATTTAACTCATGCAAGGGTATTTTTTTTGTTGCAAGAGGTGCAATGGCTAGGTCACAATAAAAATAAGTATTATCATGCACAGCATGCCCAAGCTGCTTAATTAGCTCTAAGGCCTTTTTATACGCTTCAGAGCCGCTATCGCCTATTATTTTAATTACCATATCATCCTATATATTTAAAGCCTTGTATTGCCCTGAAATGGCCTCCAAAACCACCGTTTTTAACTTTTTCGCCTCTTGACATTGCGGCGTTAGCTAACGTCTTGATTGATTTAGCCTTGTTGTCAAATTTTATCGCTCCGCTGACCTGTACCCATGATCTACTTTTTCTTAGCGCATGACATAGCTGGGGGTGAGAGGTATGGAATAGTGTTGTAAAATTGTGCCCATTTCTGCCCTTCCCCTCAAGATGCAACCGGCATACCTCATTTAGGAAGGCGGTTCCAACACCGGCGCCCTGCCACTCAGGCATGACAACCAAGCGTGTCGCCCTGTAATGTTTTCCTTGAAACATTGGGCAAACGGCTAGATGAGCTACCGGCTCATCTCCAACAAAAGCAATGAAGTACTGCGCCGCAACGGGGTGCGGTAAGTCTAAATAATAATGCGGCTTAAAATAACGCCACATTGTTCCCGGAACTCTGTAAATTGTGAGTTCAATTTGCGGGCGCCGAAGACAGTCGCGGCTAAAAAACCGCGCCTCTTTCGTGTCATATATCCAATCAGGTTGTAGCCAATCAATGATATCATAATGGCAGCTCAGCAGCACTACCTTGCCACCAGTCCGCCTCCAGCTTTTAGAAAAGGCCGAGGCTCCTACTTTAGCAATCTGTCGATCAATAACGCTAGTAAATTCATCTATGACTACTGCCTTGGGGCTTTCGCATATCAGCCTTGCTAATCCAGCCCTAAATTGTTCACCGTTACTCAAAACTTTGAAAGGCCGTAGCCATGCTGGAACGTCCCCAAGACCAACAGAGGAAAGTGCGCCAGTAACATCATTGAAGTCTCCATCGGGATCAATAGCGTCAATAATTGGCAAATCGTCCGGCCATCCATTATACAGGTCATGTATTTTTACACCAGGGAAGATATTAGAACCTAAACTCGTTTTGCCGCTACCTGAAGGGCCTACAATTAGGCCAATCTGCCATGGCTTTTCATCAATATTTAACTCCGCCGTATGTGACCATTTATATCCGCTTTCAGCGTTAAAAAGTGACTTTACGCGCTCCGCCCTGTAGCTGTCAAAATCAGCACACGAGTGGTTAATTTCTATTTTCATACGGTAACTACTTTAAGTTTCAGGTTTTGTTGTTTTAAATGGTTGAATAGTTGAATTTGCTCAGCCTCCGACTGGCAAATAATTACAAGCCCATATTGTGGCTTGTAAGTGTAGCTTTTTTTAGTGGTTTCTGATTCCGTTTTTTTCATAGTTTTGCAATTGTCCAAAGAATAAATAAAATAGGTGCACGAACACCGGTAAGGCTTAAAATAGGCCTTTGTCGTGGTGTTCGTGCACCTTTGTTTTGTGGCTCTGGACAAGCCATGAAGAGGCAGAGGCCTCTTTTTATATTATGTAGCCGATCTGAATCGTAATGTAGGCAGTTGCAAGAATGCCTCCAGTCATCTGGTAAACTTTTACTTGCCCACTATCCTTGTCTATCGAGTACCTGAATAGGAAATCACTCGAGCTATCAAAACATAGGCCTGAAAGGTAGGCGGTAGGCCTATAGCCAACTGGTATGGTGGCAAGCACAGTATTTTCACTTATGTTGGCTTTTACACTCAGCTCCAGTCTGGCAGTACGACCTCTTTTAAGTACAATTTGCCTATAAGCGTTGTTAGCCGGAATAATATTAGCACCGAGGGTAAGGTCTGCAATTGACTCAGAAAGGTCTGAAAGTCTTATAACGCTATCGCCTTGTAATGAAGTTATAGATTCGGGATCAGCTTGCACTGAGCATATGGCTTTCCTGATTTTGTATACTTGGCGTTCGAGCCCATCAAAAAATGTCTTACTTCCAGCAGCATCGTTTTGCTCCATGAAGTTCCAATATGTGGTCGTTACGCCAGCGGGAGTCGAGAAGTTATGAGGGAATACGTGCCAAATTTCACCATTATGATATATTGCTCCCTCGCTAACCGATGTGTAGTTGCCTTGCAACTGCAGCTGGCAGCCGTACAAGATTACGGAGTCGGATACACCAAGGCTCCTGCAGATGTCAGAAATGGCTAGCCTAACTGAATCATCAATAAACCTAAAGTCATCTAGGGCTAATGGAAATCCTCCATTGAAGTTTGTTTCAAACTTGTTCATGTTAATAAGTTTTAATTAGAAATTGAAATCCCGCTGCCTTATGCTGGTCAATGAGGCTATACAGGTAATTATCATAGTTAAGGGTCGCTGGTACCCAAACCGTGAAGTCAAACCCGGTTCTCTCGCTTGAATTGTAAAGGGTGTTAGCGGTTGATGCCTCTGCAGAATTATAAAGATATACCGGCCTGTTCTCGTCAGTATTAAATATATAAAAAGGGTTTGCTCTCGAGGCATCAGTTATATAGATTTGTCGTGCGTCTCCATCATTAAACATAACTTTATTCAGCATGAATTCCATGCTTCCTACTTGCCCGGAGACTGATGCCAGGAATATTCTGGACTCCTTGAATACTAGAAAATCATTATACAAGGAAACTAGCGGGGAGACAAGGGCATTAAGCCATGATAAAAATTTGGGTGACCTTAAAAACCAAGGTGTAAGCCCTTTGACAAGCTTACTAAAATCAAGATTATACATGTGGATAATAATTTATACTTGTTGATAATGGAAATAAGGGGTCAATCTTGAAATAGCCGCTTTCGGGCACGTGGCTTAGCTCTATTTCCTCGTAAGGGTAGCTCTCGTATTTTTGCATTAATGAATATACCTGGCAATCCTGAACACCTTTTGTTTCCATTATTGCAGTTACAAGGGATGAACGTTTTAATCTCCCGTCAAATTGTAGGCTTTTAAGGTGGTTCAAGATAGATTCCTCGACGATTTTCTTACTATCAGTGATTTGTTCACCGCTTTGCTTTATGATTAGAGGATCATAATAGATAGAAATATTCATCTTGAGCAAATTGGCTGGTGCGTTAACTATTCTTACAGGAGTTCCGGCGTATTTCATCTGTGCTATAAATGAACTAAAACTATTTAGCTCAACAACAGATAATGGCTCAAGCTGCCCGTTAACGTCCTTTGCAACCTTGATAACAAGACCATCAGCCGCCTCCTTGACACTGCATTGCGATATCAGGGGCATAACATCATTAATGGGGTAGCCAAGCCTACCATTTACGTTGGTTAGACTAACGCCTAGCTTGAAGCCAAGACAAATTTGCCTGTACCATATTAAGCTACCTGGCTTTTGAGAAGCAATAATCCCCTCGATTTCCGCCCTAAATAAATCCCACATAGTTTCTATAGTAAAAATGGCAGTGGCTGTAACGTATGCCCATAAACGCCAAATTGCCGTTACGCTTGTTGAGTCAAGGGCTGACAGCTCCGCTTTGGCCTCTTTAGCCAGGATTATTTCTGAATAAATTTTTTCAATACTTCTTGCCATTACATACTGTTTTGATTACAATCTAAGAGGACGAGCCACTTTGGCAATCCCCAAGTTGAACTTATTTTTAACTTAAGATTTTAAATAAGACTGGATAATAATCTTCTGTTTCTACAAACTCTAGATCCGTCATTGATAAATTGCTGTATTCAATCTCCCTTTGGGTGTTCTGGAGGAAATCTTGTATCTTCTTTTCGAATTCCTTGTTTCTCTCGTCTTTAGGATTGCTAGTTATTTTCAAGATCTCTTCTTCAGTACCAAGTTCAGCCCTTAATTCAAGTAATGATTGATTGAAAAATTCACGATCTTTCTTTACTTGAGTATGGATATTTGAAAGATGATATTTAGTGCTTAATGGTAGCCTGTGTGTCAACAATCCCCTCATTCTTACTCCAAATTTGTCATGATATCCTGCGAGTTCAGCTTCTAATTCAAGTGATTCTCCAAGCGTGATAATTTTCTTTTTTGCTTCCATATAGTTTTTTGGTTGTTAATGATTTGATTTATAAAACATCTAGTGCCTCAACCCACGCGCTTCCGTTCCAAGTGTAAACAGGACAACTAAACCATCCGTTGGTGTAGTATGCATGCGCCTTGTAAACGACTGCTGGAGTATAGGTAATCTTCACCCATCCCCATGCACCATTCCCAGCTTGATCATAGCCAGTATTAACACCGCCACCGCCACCGCCACCGTATGCATTACCATGCCCAGCCACTTCTGCGTATTGATGCCCATTTCCACCAGCACCGTTGTATGATGTACCTCCAGCACCGCCAGACGTGCCTAGCGCACCGGCACCCCCAGCGGAAGTCCAAGAGCCAGCGCCACCACCGCCACCGCCTCTAGCTGCGCCAGTCGTTCCAGAACCACCATTACCGCCATTTCGCAAGTACGTTCCTACGTTTGCTGTTGATGCTGTACCACCGCTTACATAATTCCCACCAGCACCACCTTTACCAACGCATAAGTTTGCACCGAAGATGCTGTCAGTTCCAGCCGAGCCAGCACCGTACGCTGTTGCGCCAGCACCACCACGTCCAACGGTTACGGTAAAGGATTGGCCAGGAGTTACAGCTATGCTTGTTTTCTTTGCATAGCCGCCACCAGCACCACCACCAGCACCCCTCACGTCATTAGCGGACATGCCTCCACCACCGCCACCGCCCAAGCATTCGACATCTATTGATGTAACCCCTGCTGGTACTACCCAAGTTTTGGATAAGGTTATTGTTTCTGTTGTTGTCGCCATGATTATACTGCTGTTTTAACCCAAACCATAGAAGTGTCGGCAGGTGCAGTTGTTCCCTTGTAAACCCTGCATGATGTATCACGAGATATCGCACCCGAAGCGTTTGCAACCAGTAATTGAGTGCCTGTACCCGATAGCCCTGTTAATCCAGAATGCGTATGCGAACTCGGTGCGTAATCATGCGTATGTGAATTTGGTGCGTAAACTCCATCATGATTATGCGAACTTGATGCATAAGGATGCGAATGGATTGGAGCGTAAACCGTATCATGATTGTGTGTATCTGATGCGTACGGATGCGTGTGGACTGGAGCATACACCCCGCTATGGTTGTGAGTATCCGAAGCATATGGATGCGAGTGAACTGGTGCATATACTCCATCGTGATTATGTGAACTAGGAGAATAATCGTGAGAGTGCGAATTTGGTGCATATACTCCACTATGATTATGCGTGTCAGATGCGTATGGGTGCGTGTGCGCTAATGCGTAGTTTGCAGGATTGAAATTCTTACTTGACCATAATACAGAAGGAGTGTAATTCTGACTAACAGTTCCGAAGCTTGTTGCAAAATTTATCGCCCATCCTGTAGCCCAATCTGCATCTATTCCAGCATGCCCACATAAAACTTCGTTTACATAAACTTGCGGATAAGTCCAAATTGTATTAGCTTCCCCAATCCAAATACATTCAGAAGTTCCATCATGCCCAAACCTTACATTGTAGGTTGTATCATTACTGTCTGATGCTTGAGTAGCAAAAACATTATACCAAGTGTGATCTTGATAATTATAGCCACCAACTTCAAATGTTAAAGATTTACCAGTATTGTATTGGTAAACTTTTATTGTCATTCTAACCATTGTAGAACAACCATAAGTAGCTACAGGCAACTTAATTTTTATCGCTCCAGTTACAGATGAAGCATTGCTGACGCTTGATGCTCCTACAGGGTTAACAATTCGAGTGAATCCAGAATCTGCCAAATAATTTGAATAATCTGCTCTACCACCGTTAGCAGTTCTAGCATTTGTTAATCTAGCATCGGTAGTATCAACAACTTGATTTCCATTGATAGTTACACTCTTGTCAGCCATAACACGCAATACTACATTCCCCTTTCCATCGCAGATGTAAGTGTTTGCACCTTCGCCTGTTGTAGCCCCATTATAATCTCTATAGTTGATATATAATGTTTTTCCACTACTACGCCCCCAAATTTCATTCCCACTACTAATACCTAAAACTGGAGTCATAAGCGAACCCGAAAATGATGCACCCGATGCTGAGAAATCGCCTTTTATTTTAAGGTTTCCATTATTAGAACTTAAAGCCATTAATGGAGTAGGAGAATTAGTTACATCGTTATTTGTTGCCGCTTCCCATATCCAACCATATCCAGCCACATTCTCAATATTGTGCCTTATAGCCCAACTTGTTACATCACCGTATTGAGTAACTACCTTGCCATTTGGCGCATTATGAGCAGGACTGCACATGTAATCATACCATGTTGTCATTGAAGGGTTATACCAGCTTATGCCTCTTGATTGTCCGCTAGGTGCTGATGAAGTGTTTATTTGTAGAAGCCCAGCTAATGATAAAGAGTTGACCGCAAGATTACTGTTAACCGTTCCTCCAGATTTTGGCATATAGCTCGCTGGATCGAAGATTACGATTGATTGAGTTGTTCCATCGTTTTTCTTGATAAACATTCTACCATCCCTTGAGTTGATAAGGATTTCTCCTTCAACTAGGTCGGTAGTGGCTGGTACTCTACCAGCCACCGCAGTTGTTTTATGCTTGATCTTGTTTGCCATAATTTGTTGATAAATTAGAATGAACCACCATCAATAATGGCATTCTTTACGAGGTCGTTAATTGTTGCTCTTTTCTGGGTAACCTCTGAGTTGTCATAATAGGGAACATAATCTGCCGCCGCATCAGCAGCCGCATCAACTGAAAGTCCACTGATATCTAATCCTACCCATAGCTCTTGGCTTGTAGCGGAAATGTTTATTCCCTGCGAGCTGCGAACGGTTTGATTTAAATATCCGGGTGTTCCACCTGCCTGCGTTTGCACCTTGTACATACCAAGCTGTGAAATAAAATCTGTTTTTAAAATCTTCTTGTTTCGCGCTGCTCCCAAGGCCGCTGAATCGATAAATATTATATAATCAGATTCATTCAAGGTCGACGAGGCCGTTAATTCACTCAAATTAAGGTCGACTGAATTCCCTGTTATATCAACTCCGCTACCTCCAATGTAAGTTGACGAACCGGCGAACTGAACAAAATTGATATTGCTGGTTCCTAGAGAAATGTTATCAGTTGAGCATACCCAAGCTGTTTCACTATATGTTACTCCTTCGCTAACAAAAACCGCGGCATTAAGAAGCTCGGCCGCGCTGTCAGCATCAGATGAACGTACCCATGCGCCAGTTTTAACAACATAGATACCGTTAGTCTTACTGTCGGCCTGATACTTGAGTAAAACACGATCATTAACGGCAAGATCAATTCCATCAATTGATTGTAGCCCTGATGCAGTTATATTAAATACTGACACAACTCTGACTGGATCTTTCCATTTTAAACCCGCTATGAGCTGATCAACCTCAACCTTTGAATAAACACTTAGGTTCGATCTTGCGCTTGCTTTATCAGGCACATCTGCTAGGTTCTGGTCTTTTCTCATGTAATCGGCAATGGCACCAGCATTGAACAGCTTTATTTTAACTGTTGCCGTTTGGCATATATACAAATCACCGGTATCAGTGGCAAAAAGAAATTCCCCGGGGTTTAACCCGGTTGTCGGTAAATTAGCGGCTAGCCCTCGCCTTACTTTAATTATACTCATTCTTTTGGGTTTAAATCGTTTTTAAATTAAGTTTCAAATTCATTTAAAATGTTCCAAGGTCTAGTACCCCATCTTTCATATAAATCCCTTCAACGCTTACCCCGCCGTCTCCTATTTCCTCAATCTCGTTAGTTTTCACGGCGTCAATAAATGTTTTTATACCTCGTACAACCTCGTCACCTCTCACGTGCACATAGTCGCTATCATTAAGCCCCGTAGTCCCCGATCCGGAGCCTGATCCGCCGCCGCCAGTCATAGCTAACCATTGCAGAATAGTTGGTAGGAATGGTGTAAGGCTTTCTGTTTCGGTGACAATTTGCTTGACTACTTTTAAAGGCCATATTTTAAGTGCAGCTCCTGGAGCAATATCATCAGTTAAATTAAGTATCAAGTCACGGTTTGCAAGCATGATCAGGAACATGCCCTCGATGGAGCCATATTCTTGAATGGCTAAATCAATAAGAGACTGCCCGGCATGTACACGAGTTATTTTTACTTTCATTTAATCCAGCGTGTTAATATTTTTAGTCCAACGGACATGAGCAAGATCACCCACAATATTGCTCCCGACCATACTAGAAAGAGTTGGAAACCGCTCAATCTTTTTTCAACTTCGTATGGGGCGGGAACAGGAATATCCTTATACACCAAGCTATCTTTAGTCTTGACGTATAAAGTGTCATGCATGTACTTCGTCTTGTATTGAAATTGGCCATTGCTGAGTTCAATAAAGCTCTTTATATTATTTCCTTTTACTTCAGAAAGCGCCTTTAAATAGACATTATTGAGCGAGTCACAGGCAAACAAGGCCGTCAGGAGTGAGCTATCGGCCGGAATCGGCACGGGAATTAATCTTTCCGTCACCACCGTGCTTGATTTCATTAATGGAAGTGATTTACGAGAGCAGCCGGATATAACGATCAGCCCAATTATTAAAAGAAATATTTTTTTCATTCAGCCTTGACCTTTAAAAGTTTATTAAGCTCATTTACCTTTTTTATCAATGTGGCATTTTCCTCTTTTAACTTGGACATTTCTTTCTCTAGCCGTGCTAAAGACTCATGGAGCTTGCTGTTTTCTGATATAGTTTCTTCGAGCTTCTCGACCAGCGCTTTATTTTCCCTAGTTGAAGTGTCCAACTTGAGAATTACCTCGGCGTAGTTCTTGCGTATCGAGGTAAGCTCATCAAGTGTTTTAGTGTACTCCGTGCTCAATAAACTGATGGAATTCTGGAGCTCGGATATAAAATCGTTATTTCGTTTTTTTTGGGAGTACCTCCAAGTTAGAACTCCTGTTAAGGCGCCACTTCCAAGAATGGCCATAATCATTTCATACCACATGATCTAAGAAAATTTAAAGTAATTACTCGGGTTTACCCACGTGCCTCCTATCTTGACTGTAAAGTGCAGGTGAGGGCCGGTGCTCATCCCAGTGCTGCCCACATTTGCTATAACTTGGCCTTCGCCTACTTTTTCATTCAACTTAACGTGGCGATTACTTAAGTGGGCAAAGCCGTATCTCTTACCGGTGATTGAAAGCATTGCCAGGCATTGACCGCCTTTAGCATCGTTCCAGTAGGCAATGATAGTTCCGGCCTCGGGAGCAATAATACTTGTGCCAAGTGGAGCTGCCAGATCAACGCCATTGTGAAACGACTTTATTTTTGAAATGGGGTGAATCCTTTCACCAAACCCGGAACTAATTCTAGCTAATAATGGAGCTCTCATAAATTATTCTTTATGCACGGCGTCTACCTGTATATTGCCGGCGTTAAACGTGAGTGATTTAATTGTCTTGTTATCCATTTTAAATTGTAAACGGATTTCCCTGTTTAGCTCGCTTGACCCTTCCTCAAGAATATAATTTGACAAGCCAACGCCAGCCTTAACATGCTGCCTAAAATCTCCCTGGTTAGCCGCCAGTAGGCATCCAATCTCTTGGTTAAGCGATTCGCCAGTCAAGAAATCGCCCTGGTCAATTAAAAGGTCGTAGTCATCACCTATCAGGATATCGTATCGCTTCATTTCATCAACTTGTTAATATCCGACTCGAATTTTTCCACTCTTGTAACTACATCAGGTGTAATTGTGCCCGAGGGTGAATTTGGGGCTGCCACGAGAACTTTTAATGATTTCAATATGGTAGCTATTGAAACAAGAATATCTTTCAAATTAACCTCGCTAGTGCTAAGGTTAAATTTTTTTGAAGCGCCATCCATTTCAAACTGAATACCCTCATGCTCGAGCCTGATCAGGTCGGCTTTGTCAACCTTTATTATTATCAAGTCCCTGTAATTCCCGTTAGATAAATCAGCAACCGTTACCATGCTATTTTTTGCGGGTTTAACCAATAGATTTCCGCCGTCAGCGCAAAAGAGGGAAACGCCAGTGAATGTAAATTCACCGTATTTGATATCACATTCTGACTCCGTTACTCTTGTTACCTCGGCGGTGAAAATAACCTCTGGGCTTTCACCAACGATCTTTTTTAAGGCTTCCTTTATTTCCCTTGACTTGCTCATAGCTTCTTACCTATTTTAATATTTCTTGCCCCGCCACTTTGGCTAACCGTGGTTGTAACTTCGAGCACGTAATAAATGCCATTTTTATACTCATAATCTGAGTCATGAAGTGATATCTTGTAGCCAGCATCGCAAAACGGTATTAGCCAGCCCGTAAAAGTTCCCGAGTATCCAGTATAACTCTTTACCAATAATTGCTCATTGGCAAGCTTCTCAAGCGTGGCCTTGTCACTCACGCCTGATATTTTAAGCGTTACTGAATCGCCCCCTTTTTCACCGGCAATTGCCCTGATTACTTTCCCATCATTCCCTTTGCCCTCAACTGTAACTTCGACCTTGCGATCCTCGGCGTTCATGTATTCAAGATCACTGCTTTCTATGTTTTCCTGAAAGCTATAAGCTGCCAGCCCGAAGAGCTCGCTATACTGGCCGTGAACATGAAGCTCCTTACCCTTGAGATAAATGTTGGACTTTGTTTCCTCTTGAAGTTTTTTAAGTACCTGGTACGCGGTTTGGGACTTGATTATATACTTGTCATATTTGAAGCTATAGTCGCATTTTAAAGAATAACCTTTAGGCAATAAATAATTAATAATGTCCTTTACATCAGGATTTTTAAATTCCTTATCATCAACTTTGACCTTAAGCAGGAAGAGCGAATCCTCGCAGTTAAGCTTGATTGTTCCGTCATCCGTTGATATGGAGTCTAAGTATCCCTCGAATTCAGTGACCATAATCGAATTATATCCCAATTCTATAATCACCCTGTCACCTCTTTTTATTTTCTGCTCGACCTCTATTGCCTTGTTAAAGCATGTTCCTGGAAGGGTAATAACGGCGGTGTCACTCAGCTTTTCAACTGAATGAACGACTTCAATGCTTTCTAGCATAGTTAAGCGGAAGTTGCCAATTGTTACGTTCCAGTTTAAATCAAGGTACATTACTTTTCAATTAGAAGGTTAAACACGTCATCTGAATAAGCCTTGATTGCAAACGCCTGGTTATTTATCCCCTTGGTAAATGGCAGCTCAAGAGCTTCAATAGCTATTGATTCGATGCCCCTGTTATTTATCAAGCTGCATTCAACGTCAATTGCAGAGTGTCTTTCAAAAAATACTCTAAGCTTGTCAACTTCCTCCGGGTAATCGCCGGATTCATTAATAAAAATACCAACGATGCTTATTTCAACATCGTCCTCCGTCCATCGCTCCTTTATAGTGCCTCGCTTGTTCCCCTTGGCAACCGTTCTTCGAGTAATTATATTACGGAAGCCCATGCTTATTAATGGGTCAATTGGGAAGGTAAAGTCATCGAGTCCATCCGCTTTAAAGGTCAATGGGCATTGGCTAACTTTTAAACCAGATGATTGGCTAGGCTCTATCCTTTGATTAGTATCAAAGTTGATAGATACAACCTTGCCTTTCCATAGCAAGGGCGGTAAACTAATACCTGAAGCAATTATCTTGTTCTTTTCCATTATGATGATGTGGCATAGGCCATATTAAGAGTCTGTAATAAAACTTCTTCTATTTTTCTTTTTAAGTCGGTGGTGTTCTCCTTAAGGTTTCCTTCAAAGGATATACTTTCAACCATATTTTTCATGTTAATATGAATCTCGGTATTCCTGGAGCCGCCTGATGCAATTCCTTGGACTTTCCCGCCAGCCGTGCTATTATCAATCGATGATCCGCTTTTGTTGAAATCTATTGATCCGCCAAGGCCTGGGACAACCGCTGGCTTAATTTTAGACTTATTCCAGCTTTCCGTTCCTTTTTTAACCCCTTTAGCGGCGGCCTCGCCAAGATCAAGAAACTGATCCTTCGGGAATGCCTTATTCCAAAGCTCCTTTATCCACTTTATTGGTTTCATTAATGCATTAATGATTTTATCCAGGATGCCAGAAATAAATGACCATAATTTGGAGAATACGTCCTTGACGGGGCTTAGAAGATTTCTGCCTAGCCAACCTGATATATTACTAAATAGGCCTAGGATGTTTGTCCATATTTTTACGAAAAAGTTTCCTATTCCTTGAAATACCGAGACAAGACCATTCCAGAGCCAAGCACCGGCGTTTATGATACCGGTAATGATAGTCTTCCAAAAATTATAGATAAGTGTGAAATAGGGCTTAACTATTTTTTCCCACAACCCTTTTATAACTACCCCTATATTTGTGAATACGGCTTTTGTAACTTCCCAAACGGAGAAAAGAATCTGCCTGAATTTTTCTGATTTATCCCATAACATTTTAAATAGCCCGGCAAGTAGAGTAATGCCGAGAGCAATCCAGCCTACAATCGGAATACTGTAAATGGCAATGCCTAAACTTTTAACTGACGCCGTCAAGGCCTTTGTAGCCACGGCGGCCATTAATGACACGCCTAGCCAAGTACCTTGGCTGGAGATCATTGCCCATGTAGCAGGAATAGTCTGCCACATGGCTTTAGCACGTTGTTTAAGTGAAATGAAAAAAGCGGATTCCGAGGCAACGGCGATCATGTTTACAAGTGTAAGCGTTGACGTGAGGCCTTGAACCGCTAGAACAGATGTTTTAAAATATGGTAGAACGCCATGGGCAAAATTGAAGACACTAATTTTTAAATTATCGAACCTGGCGTTTAGCCTGCTCATTCTCTCGGTATACTTCGACATTACAATCGTTGCTTGCTCGGTAGCCGAGTTTGTGCCGGTGATCTTTTGCTTGTACTCGTCAATAAGATCAACTTGAGAAATAAGGGCAATACCAGCGTTTGAATTCTCTCGCCCGAAAATCTGTGACATTAGTGCCGTATCATTTAGAACCGGCTTCAAAAGCCTAAGCCTGTCAGCGAAAGTTTTACTCTTGTCGCTCAGGCCTTCAATGTCAATACCGGCTTTAGTTAACGCGTCTAGAGTAGTCTTGGGCATGAACCTGCCCTCTGATAAAATACTTAAAGAGTTTCTTATAGCGATGCCTCCTTCAGCACCTTTCTTGCCTGACTTATCAAGTACCTGGATTGCCGCGTTCAATTCATTAAACTTTACTCCAGCTGACTTTGCCGCCATACCGGAGTTTTCAACCGCGGCTTTAATAGCCGGCAATTCAGCACTTCCTTCTTTAGCGGCGGCGGCCATTATATTCATCATTTCGGCCATGATCCTGGAGGCCTCTGTTGGGTCATCAAGAGATACCTGGTATTGATTCATGGCAGTTGTCAAAACCTCGGTTGCGGCCACTGTATCACCGCTCATTGACTTGCTTAAAACAGCAACATGTTTGCCCATCGAATCAAGAGCTGAAGGAACTTTAGCGATTTCGGGGCTTAATTGAGAAAGTACCAGCTTGTAGCTTTCAACTCCCTGGGCGGCGCTGCTCCCGAAAGCCACGGCTGATTTTCTCGCGTACTTTTCAATCTCCGAGAGCTGATTTTTAGTTACGCCAGTTATCGCGTTTAGGTCAGTCAGAGAGGAGTTAAGAGCTATGCCAGGTTGAGACGCGCTGTCTATAGCGGCGTTTACCCTATCAAATGCATTGCTAATATTGTTAAGGGTGAACATTGTATCACCCAACTTTGTAATACCTGAGCGAAGATTACCAACTGTATCAACGGCGGCTTTCCCTGCTTTTTCAATTGCTGGGAAATATGCGGTAGCATTACCTGATACGTTAATAATGTAGTTTATTTGGTCGCTCATTTTTTTATTATAACTTTATTCAAATGTTACACGTCCTTGTTACACTCTTTGTTTTGGCCTTAACTGCAGGGGTTGTTTTAGTTGGTATTTTCCTGTTAGCGGTTATAGTTAAGACTGTATTTGGTATTTTCAGGGGAGGCAAGATTGAGCCATTTTCTACTCCCTGGATAAAAGATTACAGGTGGAGAAACCGTTAACAATTATGCTCCACCTGCTTTCTTTTCTTTTTCCCTGATGTCGAGAAGCTGGTTAAACTTTTCTGCCCAGGTGTGGTCATCAAGCGTATCAGGGTCTATTTGCAAATAGTAGCTCATCATTGTATTGATATAGCCGAAAGGATTTGCTTTCATTTCACCCGATACGCTATCTATAAATTTAGCAGCTCTGCCTCCTTTACAGAAATGATTTCACCAAGTTTCGAGGCCGCTCCAAAAAACAACTCATCGTTTGTTTTTATTTCCTCCGAGCCGCCTAGCCAAGTCGAGTTTAAAAGAGCCTCGTTTGACTTCATCGGGTTGGTTTGGGCTATCGTGGATGAATAGGCCACCTCAGTCCTGGTTGGTTTCCTCAGGTAGCCGATATGGCCGTCAACTACAATGGCAAATACTTTACCGTGCTTTGATTTCCAAGCTTCAATTACGGATGGCTCTACTTGGCCAATAAGATTTATTTTCTTCTCCATGCTTACAGGGCTTTTTGGTTTTCAATTCGCATTGCAATAAATGGAAGCGTTACCTCCATGAACTTATCACCTTGCTTAAACTCCTTGCCGTCTTCAGTAAACTCGAGGCCCCTTATTTTATCAACGACGATGGCATCGCCATTTGAAGGATTTCCATAAGAAACAATGGCGTCAAGCCTAAGGTTGAGAATGCTACCCTTTCCGGCTAACCTAAGTGTCTCTAACTCGGATTGAAGAATAGTAACCTCCCCCTCGTATGACTTGTTGCCTCTCTGGATGGACTGGGGCTCGTTGCCCTTGCCATATACATGCTCTTTTTCTTGCTTGGTGATGTATTTAACGCCCCTGAAGCCTGTTATAATCTTGTTGCCAATTGCCATGTTGCAGTCGGCGAACTCGTATTGTCGTGTATCAAACATGATTAACTCCTTCTTAAATAGTTTTTAAATGGTTGTGAAACCGAGTTCAACGTCAATAAATCTACTATAACCATATGGCTTTACACGAAGCTTAGCACCGAATATTCCAGTAGTTATAATATTTTGGTTTGTATCAATCAGGCATTCTACACCAGTATCATTTTGGTTCGATGGGTCATTACCAAGCTCGCCCTTTGAAGTCATACTTTTAATAATAGAATTCTCAATTAGCGTTTCAATACCCTTCGCATAAGTTATAGCAACTTGTCCCTCATCGTTAACGGGTATCTCCTCGAGCATTTCGCTAACCATCACGCTATACGCGAGTCGACAGGCCTTATCTATTGTCCTTCTTGCAGTAATATGACGGTAATCATCAGTTTCAAGGGTTGCTAGTGGATCATCAGTAAAATAATACCCTGACCTTCCAACATGAAACCTGAAGGAGATATAGCCTTTATCATGCACGCTCTCTAGATCAACGGCCTCAACTTTCGAGCTCCCGAGGTAAGCGGGGCTTAGAACTATGATAGCCCCGTCTTTAACCCTGCCTATATTGCGCTGAACGGGTATTTTGGCGAGCCTACCGGCTAAAAGTCCTATTGCGCAACCATTGCCAGCTATCGTGTCGCCTATCATGACCCCAACCCTATTGTTTTCCTCTAAAGTTAGGTCTGTAAGCTCTACAACGTTACCTGAAGGATAAAGCCCTGAGATAATTGTAAATATAGGAGCCATGAATGTATCAGCGCTCCATTCGCCTAACAGCTGCGCTGCTGCCCTCGCGGTTGCCACGTCTCCGTCTAAGCCCCCGGCCATCACTGGAGCATATCCGGCGGCTGGTGTTCTATGAACGAATAATGCCCTAATTTCACCATTTGCGTCAATGAGTAAACCTTTTGCGGCTGTTGCTGATTCAAGGTTTAACATTTCCGTCATGCTAGTAGCTTCAGAAAAAACCTTTAACCAGAGTTTAGTCCCGTCACCGGCCTCCTGGTAAAACTCTTTCAGGAGTTTTGTAAGCCCAGAATTGTTTTCAGCGGTAATTCCAAGAACAGTTCTAGCGTCATCAAATTTCCTGATAGCGTATGATTTTAAGAGCTCAAGCTTACCCGCAACGGGTGCGCCTGTTGTTATAATTCCAAAGCAGCCGTCAGGGCTGTTTGTGACTTGCCCTAGAGCTCCGTTAGCGAAGTCGATTTTAACTCGTGGAAACATTATTGTACCTCCAGATTAGTTACAGTTGTAATATGCGTGTCAGCTAATGTTTCACCATGCATTTTAGCATGTTGAATGTTCATAAAAGGCGTAGCGTCCTGGGTAAAGAATAGAGTTGAAATGTTCTTATGCCTTGCAAATATTTCTTTGGCCGCATTGTGAAAAGGGTTTACCTTTTCTTGAACGACTTTATTAACTACCTTTTTTTTATTAGCGATGGTATTCGTGGTTGACTCCACTTCTTTTTCCAACTCCTGAGCTTTATTCACTTCAGGACTATTTTCCTCGTTAGAGGTGGCCTCTTGTTTCATGGCCTGTTCAGCTCCGGTTTCAAGCTCCTTGTCAATTTCCCTAGCCTCCATTCCGCTATTTTCCTGATTGGTGGCTGTTGCCTCTTGTTCGGCCGCCTTTTCTAATTCTTGTTCAACCTGGGCGTTATTCTCGACTTGTTTAGGAGCCGTCGCTTGCTCAATTATTGTTTGCTTTTTTTTCGTGGTCATGATTCTTGTTTTTACAGCTCTTGATTTTTAATAAGGTGTCGCCATTTCACAGGCGACACCTTACTTGATCTTAGAGAGAATTGTTAAACTTGGGGTGAGTATATTGCGCCTAGCATTTTATCCCGGAAGGGTAGCGCAACAAATCGTTTTTGGAAGTTTATAACATCGCCCTTTTGATCAGGATCTTTATATTTTGCAAATACGTCTACATCACCGTCAGCTCGCATTACTTCATCACGGCTCCAGATGATTGAAGCTGGAGTGTCAGTAGGTAGGGCAATAGCTTGGAATGGCACTTTTACACCTGTTTGTGCGTTCCATCTTGGTGTTTGGCTATTAGTAAAGTAGGTCATTCCCCATAATTTACCTGAAGCAAGCATCTCCTTGTAAAGCTTCATATCTTGGGCAAGTAAGTCAGCCTCATGAAGAGGGTTAAGCATTATCGCCAGAGCCGCTATATCCACGTCAAGAGCAACAAACTTGGCTCTAATGGCTAGTATATCTTCGAAAGTAAGTAACCTTCTACCATTTTTTAAATCACCGGTAGCCGTTAAAACTGGAGTGTTCGGGCCATCTTGAGTTGGTGCCCAGAAATGAGCGGCCAATTGTATAGAGCCTTTACGCAATGTGTTTCTATGCCCTCTAACCACTGATTCCATTTTGTTATAGGAAGATTCCATTTCCTCTAAATTTCTAACTATGGTGCTATCAGTATCAAGGGTTCTCAAAACGATAGTTTTAGGAAGGTCTACACGTTGGGTCGAGTTAATAGGGTATACGGCGTTATCTATAAGTAAATTGGGGTCAACTCCTGCCTCTGCCAAGTTCAAGGTGTTATACTCTACCAGTTCGCTCATGTCTCTACTCCATGCAAGAAAATCACCATTTGGGTAATATCCTTCCATCAGGATATCAGTCCAAATTTCCTTTTGAATTCCAGCAAACAAGGTATTTGCTTTAGGTTGGTAACTCATCAGGTGGCCAGCCACCAGGGAACCGGCGGCAACCGGCAGTGCGGCTAGTGAAAAGACCGTTGAAATAAGCAAGGCAACCACCATGTTAAATAGCGCGTTACCGACATTGAATTGTTTTCTCATAATTCTGAAAAGATTTGTTTAATGAAAAGTTTTGATTTTTTAACTGATCCTTTTTTAAAGAGCCCAGTTAGCTCTTTGCCTTGTAAGACTTCCTGAGTGATTCAAATTTCTCTGGGTCTTCAACTTTTAAAGCTGCAAGCTCAGCCGGGGCTTCCTTCAGATAGCGCATGTAATCCCACCCCTCGCGGTCTGGAGCGCTAGAGCCAGCTGCTTTAATTTTCCCGCTTAAAGATGTTTTAGGCGCCATCGAGTCGAGCAGGTCTTTTGCTTGCTTAAAATCAGCTGTTGCAAGTTTCTCAAAGCTTTCTTTTTTGTCAGCGGTGATTCTACCTTCCTTTATGGCTAGATCAACGAGTTCCTTCGCTTGATTAGCCTTCATGGCTTGCAGATCATTTTCCGCTTTTTCTTTAGCGCTATTGGCTTTAATTAGATTTGCGCTCATCTCCATGATGGCTGCATTTAAATCCGTTTCTTCCGGATTTTTTCCTAAGCCGAGGGCTTTTGCAGCCTCGACGGAAAGAGTCACTTTCTCCATTTGTACTTTTGATTTGATGATGTTTTCAATTGATAGCTTTATTTCCTCCGCTTTAAGACTAGTATGACTACCATCCCTGGCGTAAAGCTTTAATGATGCCTTGTTGGAAGGAATAGCAACCGGGGATGCTTCTAAAAGCTCCCACTCGGTTACAACAGGAATATTGCCAAGCCCCGGCACGTTTCTAAACTCGGCGTCATCAATATAAATTCCCATTGAAACGCCCTTTAAATACCCCCTGTCTACCTTGCCGCTAATTTTTTTAGCATCAGGATCATCGGTATCAAATTCCGAGTCAGCGATAAGCTTGGAGCCGTCTATACGAAGTTCGTTCCACTTACCAATAACGCAACGGTCATCATGCGAATCAAGCATGACCGGGTTAGCCCTGAACCTGTCAAATTTCCCACCGGAATTCAATATCACGAAGCCGTGTGAGGTTATAACATTTTCGTCATTCAGAATGAAATCAGCCATTTTTTTGAATTGTTGAGAGGGCAAACATACTTCGCACGTTACTCCATTCCAAAAAACTGTCTAAGCGTTAAAAGCTTCAATAAAAGCCATGTAGAGAAATTATATTTTAACAGCGTTCTGTGTGATTTTTGCCTGAAACATTACTTCTTTATATGGCAAAAACTACCGTTGTTCAGACTCGTAACCCTGAAAAGTACGAGTACGCTTACCTTTTATACATGCAGGGAGTTGCACAAGGTGACATCTGTAAACGCGTTGGCATATCAGCCCCCACGCTTGTATCATGGAAGGACTCAGGAGGTTGGGAAGAGAAACGAGCCGCCAGAACAATTAGCATCGATGATCTCATGCACAAAAGCTTGAAAATGATCAATGGCATGCTTGATGGCGAGTACAAGAACTTTAACGCCGATTCATTCGCTAAAGCGGTTGCGCAGTTAAAAACCCTCAAGAGCTCAAATACAATTGATGATGATATTAATGCTTTCATGGGTTTTCAAGACTATTTAATTCGTGAGCGTGCCAATTCCAAGCTGATAACTGACCAGTTTATAAAGACTCTCACGGCCTTGCAAGATTCTTACATTCAACTAAGACTAGGAGCGAATGGGAAATATTCGGGTAAGTAAGGAGACTCATTACAGGTGGCAGGAGCGTGTCCAGTGGCTATTATCTGAAACGTTCTCCTTCCCGGAGTCCGAGCATGAAAAGGAAAAGCGAATTGAACGGGCAAGGAAAGATTACCCTTTCTTTGTTGAAACTTACTTTCCACATCTGGCAACAAAGAAGTGCGCCAAATTTCATATTGATGCTGCCAAGTACCTTCTGGAGCATGATAATACCAGGGCTTTATTTGAATGGGCTAGAGGCCATGCCAAGAGCTCGCATTTAAGTTTATTAATTCCGCTTTGGCTGAAGATTCAGAAGCCTCGTAAAATATCCGTTATGGTACTCGTGAGTAAAAGCCAGGACATGGCCGTCCGGCTTCTCTCTGACCTGCAAGCGGAGCTACAATATAATCATGCTTTTATTAGTGACTTTGGGGAGCAGGTTAAAACAGGATCCTGGACCGAGGGAGAATTCAGGACAGTTGATGGATGCCTATTTGTAGCACTCGGGCGAGGCCAATCGCCTCGAGGCTTAAAGGATAGGGGTAAAAGACCAGACTATATAGTCATTGATGACATCGATGATGATGAAATAATTGAAAACCCGAAACGTGTAGGCAAAGCTTTGCAGTGGGTTCTCACCGCTCTTTCCGGCACGATGGCAATGGGAAGAGGTCGCTTTGTAATGGTAGGCAACAGGATAGGAAAGGACAGCATACTTTCTAGATACGCCCTTCAGAATAATGTACATCGCACGGTTGTTAACGCTCTCGATAAAAACGGCGAACCTTCATGGAAGGAGAATTACACCGCCCTCGAAATTAAAGAAATGAGGGAATTTGTAGGAGAGCGAAATTTCCAGAAGGAGTACATGAATAACCCAATAAACGAGGGTACAGTGTTTCAGGAGAAGCATATTCGTTATGGGAAAATGCTTGATTTAAAGTTTTACAAAACGCTCATTTGCTATACTGACCCTTCTTTTAAAAACTCGGCGACATCAGACTACAAGGCCACCATGCTTGTTGGCAAAACCCCTGAGGGCGTATTCCATGTAATCAAAGCTTATGCAGATCAAACATCGGTCACCAACATGGTAGCCTGGCATTACACTATATGGGATTACGTGGATGGAAAGGTTCCCGTGCTATATAACATGGAATCTAATTTTCTCCAGGATTTACTGCTGGATGAGTTTAAGACAGTCGGGCAAATAACAGGTCATCAAATACCCATCAGGGGGGACGCTCGAAAAAAGCCAGACAAGTTTGCCCGGATAGAGGCAATGTCGCCTCTATTTGAAAGAGGGCTAGTTGTATTTAACGAGAAAGAGAAAGACTCCCTGGGCATGATTACCCTCAAGGATCAGCTGCTAATGTTTGAAAAAGGCAGTAGGAGCCATGACGACGCCCCGGATGCGTTAGAAGGAGCTATCTGGTTGCTGAGTAAGCGCGGCAGAAATGCAAGTTCAACATATAAAGTTGGTCGAAGGACTTCACGTCAATTCTAATAAAAACCCATGAAACAATTTACAAATTTCATTACTCAAGTATCTCGCTTACCGTTAAGGTGCGTCAAGCTAATATACTACCACCTGTATAAAAGTTACATTGAATTTCTCTTGGAGAGAAAAGTTAAGAAGGCCATTAGACTTTCAAAGCTTGAAAACCGCAGATATATTGTAACCCAGTTTTTTGGCCGCCCTGTTTGCGTTGCTAAATGCAATTTAAAGGAGGCAATTAAACGAAGGAAATTCAAGAAGGGAGTAACAATACAGGATATTGAGAAGCATGCCTATTTCATCACTAAATAACTTTATCACATGTTTTTGACCACCGAGGAGTTAAGTACCGTAATCTATGAATACCAGCTTCAGGAAATTACGGAATCACAACCTGACATTCCAACCTTGGCAATTAGCGCTGCCATAGAGGAAATGAAATCATATTTAAACCCATCCTCTCAGCTTCGGTGGCGAGACGGCCGCCCAAGGTATGATATTGCAGCAATTTTCGGGGCGCAGGGCATTGAGCGAAACGCGCTTGTACTCGAGCTTGCAAAAAGTATCGCTTTATACTACGTGTGCAGGTTAGCAAACGTGGACATTATTCAAGAAAAAGTTGTCGAGAGGTATGACCGGGCAATTGAATGGCTAGAAAAGGTATGTGGCGTTGGAAAGTACGCTAACGCTCCAAGCATCTCTCCTGACTTGCCTTTACTGGTAGATCAAGAGCCGCCACAAGCCTTCAGGTTTGGAAGCAGGGAAAAATTTAATCATGACTTTTAAAGATGAAACAGAGAAAGAAACAGTTACTGGCGGCAAATGCCGTCAAGGAACCGACTACTAAAAGGCGTGCAGATGGCTACGCCGCCAAAATTGCGCCTAAAAGTATTAGCAGGACAAGGCAAGATATAGCAACATGGAAGGCCGCTTTAAAACAAGCCGAGAATGTTGACAATCCGAAACGGGTTCTATTGCACAAACTATACAAAGATATAGGCATTGATGCGCTGCTTACCTCCCAGCTGGGAAAGAGAATAAGGAAAAGTAGTTCTGCAAATTTCGTGCTCAAAAAAGGTGATGTAATAGATGAGAATTCGACGGCATTGTTTAAAAAGGCCTCATGGAGGAAGAAGCTGTTTAGGATAATTGTTGAGTCTGATTTTTTTGGTGCCACATTAGTTGAGTTCATAACGGATAAAAATGGTAGTTTAAAAATGGTTGTATTACCTCGGCAGAATATTATACCTGAAAAGGGGCTACTATTATTTGATGAAACTGCAACAACAGGTATTGACTACAGGAGCGTTAAGGAATACGAGACATGGGTTCTTGAATTTGGCGAGCCTGATGACCTAGGGCTCCTAAACAAGGCAGTTCCTCATGTTTTATTTAAACGTTTCGCTCAATCTTGCTGGAGCGAACTTTGCGAAATATACGGGATTCCACCAAGAGTCATGAAGACTAACACTCAAGACCCGGCAATGCTATCTAGGTCTGAGCAAATGATGAAAGACATGGGTGCAGCCGCTTGGTTTATAATTGATGAAACTGAGGAATTCGAGTTTGCAAAAGGCGCTGATACAAACGGTGACGTTTATAACAACTTGATTAGGCTCTGTAACAACGAGCTTTCCCTATTACTCTCGGGGGCAGTGATTGGGCAGGATACCAAGAACGGCAATGAAAGCAAAGAGAAAATAAGCGTGGAACAGCTCGAGGGGCTTATTGATGCTGATAAAACTCTTATAGAGGAGTACATGAACTCCCTCGTTCTGCCGGCTCTTTACAAGATTGGCTTTTTACCTGAAGGGCTAACATTTACTTTCGAGGCCTCGGAAAACACCGAGGAACTCTACACCAGAGTAATAGGTTTCCTGGAGTATTTTGATATTGACTCGGATTGGCTAAACGAGAAATTCGGTATAAAGATTATAGGCAAGAAGGAGCCAGCCGGAAAGGCAAATTTTCAGCAAGCCCCGGAGGAAGAATAGGCACACGGCTTTCGGGGCTATACAAAACTACCAGGTGTGATTGCTGCGGAGAGCCTATGCTATTGGCCGAGAAAGCCCCAAAATTCAGCAAGGCCGTTTTTACAAGAGCTATGGAGCATTTACATAAAAGGGGCTTTTACGCCACTGAAATGTTAAATGAAGCTCCGTTTAAAGCAGTTTTAAAGGAAACGGAAAAGCTATTTAACAGGGCGGTTCAGGAGGGTATTCAAGATAATGACGTTCCGGAAGAAATGCTCAGGAAATTACAGGATGATATTTTTGTATTCTCGGGTTTAAAGACCCACGCCCAGCTTAAAGAAGCCGCTAAAATGTTGCTTACCCCTGATAGCAAGGTAAAGTCCTTTAATACATTTAGGCAGGAGGTGGAAGGATTACACCAGGCCTATAATGTTAATTATCTTGAGGCTGAGTATGTTTTCGCTACCTCGAGCGCACAAATGGCGGCACATTGGTCTGACTACGCCAAGGACGGCGACAGGTATAACCTCCAATATCGTACTGCCGGTGACAGCAGGGTAAGAGACTCCCACGCCGCTTTAGCTTATGTAACCTTGCCTGTAGACGACCCCTTCTGGAATGAATACTTCGCCCCAAACGGGTGGAGATGCCGGTGCAAGGTTGTACAGGTTAGAAAGGGTAAATATCCAGAGTCGAATTCTGAGGAGGCAATTGAAGCCGGTATTAAAGCAACAACGAGGATTGACAAGGATGGTAATAACTCTGATGCTATTTTCAGGTTTAACCCCGGTAAGCAACAAGTAATTTTCCCGCCCAAGCACCCTTATCGCGATTCAAACAAGCATGTCGAAAAGGTCTTGAAACAAATTGACAATACTAGGGAAAGTGTAATTAAACAAGAAATTTCAAGCCTTAGCGATCTTAATGTTGTAGTGGCTGATTACGCTAAATTACGCCCTGAGATGTTTGCTCATGGCTTTAAAAGTCTGTCTTATGAGACACGGCCAAATGCTAACGGGGCGACTGACAGGAGGGGAAATATTTTCCTTAAAAGGGACAGGGTTGATAACGTGATAGTCGGATTAAACAATATCAGGCAAGGCCAAAAGACCACCTATGCCCAGGAGGATGCGCTTGCCACGCTATGGCACGAGATCACTCACAACGCAAACGGAAAACCTGATTATCTTACCGATCTCGAGAGAAGAAGGATGGAGCTATCTAACGAGTTTGTTGCCAGGAAAACTTTTGGCTTGTTCATGAATGACCTTGGAGGCGAGTTGCAGAATAAATCATTCAAGACCGACAGGCCATCAACTGGATATAATGAGTGGGTTAAAAAATATGATGCTCTTGTAAAGTTTACTAAAGCGGATGAAACGAAAGTGCTAAATGATGTTAGAACTCATTTGTTTAATGAATCTTACAAAGAGCAAACCACGGGACTTATTAATGCCATTACAAACAATTCAGAAACATTCAAGGCGTCAAAAGTCAAGAAGGCTGTTATCTTCTGTACTGATCCATCAATGAGATTAAGTGATTTTGAAAATTGGTTAACCCGGGAGGATTAAAGGTAAGATGTACTATTCATTAAATATAGCGGTCAGCTCTTTTTCAAAAAGCTTCCTGAGTCTTTCTAAAGAGGCTTTATCAGACTTGTATTCAGCCCATGCCAGTAAACTGAACATTTTACTAGCGTCATTCCAGCTTTCAGCTTCTTTTAGCTCAAATGTATCATCTTGCAAGGCAGCCCGCAATTCTTGCAGGTTGTCTGTAAAATCAAGTATACTGGCTTTTTTAAGCTGTTCGTCTGTTAGCTCTTTCACCTGCTTTAGCGTTGTTTAATCCCACAAATATACACTAGAAAAGCCCTGATTCCAAATAATATGTATAAGAATTTTATTCATGACGTTTTAAAAGATATCAAGGTTGAGCTTACTGATGAGTTTGATTTAAACTTTGAAAGGAAAGCTTTCTTTGACCAGCCTTGGCCTGAGACCAAATGGCCTAATAGGAAAGGTAGCCTTATGATGCGTTCCGGCGCTTTAAGAAGAAGCATCAGGGCGAGGTTAACAAATAATGAGCTTGTATTTTCAAGCTCCGTGCCATATGCGAAAATTCAAAATGAAGGGGGAGCTATTGTTATAACCGCCAAGATGAAAAAATTCTTCTGGGCGATGTATTACCGGTTAAGTGGCAGTTTAACTTATAGCATAAAAAGTAGGGATGTTAGCAACACTAAACGAAACAAGAAATTTACCATCGAAGCCGAATACTGGAAGGCTTTAGCGCTTAAAAAAGTTGGCTCCCGGCTATACATTAAACCTAGGCCTTTCCTCGGGCATCATCGTCAAGTGGACGGCCTGATAAGACGAGTAATAGATGACAATTTTAAAACCGCCGCTAACGAATTTAAAAATAATTTAAAACCATGATAAACGATATTTTAACTGCCGTGGCCGAGAGGCTTTCAGGCGTTACCGCTATCAAGTACATTGATGAGGATTGGGGTCAACTTGATTATTATTCCGAGCATCCCCCGGTTAAATTTCCATGTGTATTACTAGATATTCAACAGATGTCCTGGAGGAATCAGGGACGACTAGCTCAGGATGGAACTGTCACGATAAACATCAGGGTTTCGGACATGAAACTTTCAAACACTAACGCTAAAGCTTCATCCTCTCAAAAAGAAAAGGCTGCCGCAATTTGGGAAATACTGGAGGCCATACACAAGTTATTACACGGTTGGAGACCTGGCGAATTACCGGCGTTCAGTGACCTCACACGGTTATCATCAAGAAGGCTTAAAAGAGATGATGGCATTAGAGAGTTCGAGGTCATTTACTCGACCATTTACACGGATAGCGCTACAGTCATCGAGCCGCAAAAAAGGACGGCGAAACTATCCCTGAGAGTTTGATTAAAACAAAAAAGGCCACTAAAAATTAGCGGCCTTTTTCGATCTTAGACGTGTTCAAACACGCTTAGTTGTCTTGGTTTGTCATATTCTTTAAGCTCTTTTTTAACCGGTGTTGCAAGATAGTTATACAAGGTAGCAATACTAATGTGATAGATCGGGTATATATACTCCCTATAAACGTAAGCCGTTGAGACACCTGGTTGCTTATGACGGTTATAAGTATCAATAACTACTTGCATGTGCAATAACTTATTTTTCCGGTTGTACGCCATAATGACAGTTTTAGTTCCTATATTTGCAATGGGTGGTTACTATAGGGGTTCTTGTCAAGGGCTCCTTTTTTTATTTACACAGTTTGCTGATCAATTTCCTGAATGATTTTGTTGATAACCGTTAGCTCGTATATGCCAGCATGTTGAGTTAATCTAGTAAGCATTATGAGTAATGTTTCTGCCTCGGACATATTAAGGTTAAATTTAAAGCACTTTTTATTATTAAAGATCGTTTTCCTGAATTTGGACTCGTAAATTTGATATCCTCTAAATAATTGTGCTCTCCATGCTAAGCCATGCCCAGACTGCGCTAAATTCAAATACATAATAAGCCCTAACCTGATTGCTTCAGTTTCATTCTTGGTTAGCTTAAAACTAACTTTTTTCATGATTTCAATTACGCCCTGGCTCATTTTATCTCTCCTGTAGTTTATGGCTACTTTCTATAGTTGTCCACATATCTTCTTTCATATCTTTATGCTCATATGCCCATCTGCGCAGATAGGATGTCATCGCATAGAACCAATCTTTTTTTGATTTTGTGGAAAGCTTCATGTGCTCATACTTGGAGATCGGCTCGCCATTGTATTTGTGCGACTCAGCTAATTTCATATACTCATTAATCTCACCAGATAATATCACTCGTGGTAAGTACAACCATGCCGGCTCCATTGCCACCGCTAGTTTATCTGCTACACATAATTTTGAGTACTGGGCGCCATCTTTTTTGGCATAAAAACGGGAATGATATTTCGAGAAGTTAGCCCACCGATTACAATTAGGACATGTATTTGAATTAATAAAATCATTAAATGAGCTTGAGCTTTTATGAAATTGACATTTATTGTCAAAAAGCCATCCCATTAATTTTGCGCCTAGCTCAACATGTGTTTCCCCCTCTGGCCCATCCATATTAGGTTTTTTCCAATAGCCTAGATCATGTACTAAGAATGCAACCCACAATCTAGGGTCATATGGAAAATTATATAGCTTACTCCATGCGATTAGGACAAATAAAGGGTGAATCAAAAAGCAATGTGCTCCAAATAAAACTGATTTAGTTCCTACTTTCATTTTGTTTGTTCTTATTTTAATTGTTCCATATTTCTGAATGCAAATAAGTTTCAGCATATTTCTTTGGCACCCCTTGAGGAATGCTCACCTCATATTTTGAAATAAAATAATAAGCGAGATTGCGTTCCAGTTGGCTAAGCCTGATCCACTTTTGCAAAGCTTTCTTTTTGGAAGACCTAATTTTTTCATCATACCTATTCCAGAACTGGTCAAAGTTGACATCGCTTTTAAGCTCGGTGAATTTTGCTGAAGGCGATCCCTCGAATACACGCTGTACCTCTGCAAGCTCACGCGGTAAGCGTTTGAGTAAAAATATTTGTTGCTCCTCCGAGAGGTCAGCCCCTGACTGGTCAAACTTAACCAGGAAGTTAAGCTCGTTAAACTCGAAATAAACCTCTCCAGGAAATGCGCCGGATGTTAAAATAAACCTTCTCATACCTAATCGATAGTTATGGCCATACTTCTTAAAACCCTAAGCGTCTCAAGGCTTGTTAACACTGCCTTTGAAAGATCAATTACCTCATTTTCTACTTCTTTTTCAACGGGGTCTGTTATATCAAGCATCTCTTTTTCGCCATCCATTACAATTCCCTGCATTGCTTTAATTTGTTCGTCTAGAGTGATCATACTTTTATATTGGTTTAGTTATTAGGTTAATTTGCTTGGAGTCCGGAGAGGGGTCGAACCTCTCGTTTAACCTTTTGCAGATTGGCTTTGCACCAATTCGGCTTCTGCGCCGTCACCATTTTTTGCGTCTGCCGGACTTCCGGTGATCAGGTTGCGGTCACGTTACGCTTCAGTACACTTAACTAAACCCAATCACCTCTTTCTCTCACGTAGGTTTATTTTTGTATTTGAACTTCCGTCATTCCAAGAGGAATACTTTCCCAAGCGCCACCATCCTTTTTTATATCGCACCTAACATACCAAGAGCTTAATGCCGGTTGATATGCCTCCTGTATTATTTGAACCCCCTCGATAAATGTCTTGTCCCCTGATTGGTTTGCCATCCGTTGTAATTGTAGTACCCTAGACGCCTTTATATTGCCTTTCTGATCCTTGCTTAATAGTCTCATCACCGCGTCAACAAGAGCGCCGGAGTTCTCATCCTTCGCCAATGATTTTATATAAGCTTCAACTTTGGCAATCCCCTCGTTAACCGTGTCACGGTAATCATCAGTTACATGTTGGCCAATGGTAATCCTTACATCTCCAGCGGAGTTTGTAAATGTGTGTGATCTCTGGTCAGTCTTAACCTCGAAAAGCTCCTGCTTCATTTCAATGGCCTTTCTAAACGTCTCGAGTATCGCGGTCTTTTTTTGGGAGAGAAGCTGGCTGAGTTTGGATAGCTCTGGCGTTGCCTGATCTATGCAATCGTCGACAATCTGCTTGTAAATTTCCCTTTCCTCGCGCTGTTTACGCTCGGCGTCTTTTCTCTCTTTCTCCTTTTTGAATGCTTCGAATTCGGCTCTTTCCTCGGGAGTCATTTTTACTAATTCACTTTCCATCTTGCTTTGATTTTGTTTGTTATTCAACTGGTGTAATTTGTACTGTAATTTGCTTGAAAACGTTAACCCTGCCCGAGCCCTTGCAGGTATCGCATTGACTTAATGGCTCGTCGTACTTGCAGCTAACGCAAACACTCTTATCCGTTAAAGGGCATGTTTTGCATTGCGTGGGAATGGCATAACCGGTTCCCGAGCAATTTCGGCAGCTGTCAACGTATTTACTCTCGTACTTCCCTGGCGCTATCCTGTAGGCTATTGATCTTGTCTGTCCCATTTATAATTTTGTTTGGTGTGAAAAAGGAATTGAGAACCCGTAATCTAGTTGTTTCGATCCTTGTGATTCTTTACGCCTGAGCCTTTCTTTTATGCAATCAATCTTGTAGAGTATAGCGCTCCTGGTGCGTAGAACGTGTTCTAAATTTTCAGCAGTCATACTATCTAAGAGAGAATCGGCTTTCGCCTGGAGCTCCTGAAGTAAGTCTCGGTCGGCTGTTACTGTTGCTTTTGCCATGTTATTTAATTCCAGTTCTGGACATCTCCAGCGTTTACTATAACCTTTTTACTTAATATGCTGTGCAGCTTCTTGTTTAGAGTTGCTAGTTCCTCGGCTGACATGTTAAAAAGTAACTTGCCTGAAATTCTAGGCTGCATTAGGAACCCGTTCACGGCTTTCCAGTCATCGCTTGTCGCGTAAATGCCTAGTTTATTAAGGCAGCATAAAACATCGCTCCTGAGGGCTCTTATTTGAGCTGAAACGGGCTGCTTGTCATCGGTAAACCTCTTGATTAGTTCATCAAGTTGTTCAAGGGTAAGATCAGCCGTGCTGCTTACTCCGTATGGCTCAAGAATGGCGTCCCTGAATTTATCAATTCCAAGGTTATTCCATATTGCTCTTAGCCGTCTAATGCGGCCACTTTTAATACTTTTGCTCATGTCTACGATTGCTATTTCAACTCCAGTTTCAAGTAACCTGGAGAATTGTGTTTCTGCCGATTGGCCAATAAAGCCTCCATGCACCTTGCCTTTTACCTTAATGTTAAGGATCAAAGCTGAAGGGTCATATTCATACTTTACTGTTTCTACTTTTTTTATCATGGGATATACTGTTGAATGTTGTAACCTGATTTTATAAGCTCGTTAATTACTTTAATTTTCTTCAGCGGCTCGCCCGAGGGAACGTGAACTGTTCTTTTTCTTGCCTCTACCCTGTAGATTCCCTTCAGCCGCCTGTGCAGGTAGTATCTTCTGGTTGCCTTGATTTTCGCTGCTTTCATTTTCTGTTTGATTACCATGAAATAACTGTGACTTACCCTCGTCAATTACAAGAACTCCTCCCGGCACTCGGCCTGTGACATTACAGGCAAGCCCTTTAACATGAAAAATAACTTTGGCAAGCTTCCTACATAATTTAGCCGCCGATGTATAGGGATCACCACGCTCCTCATGTGCCAAAAAGACAAATAACTTTGTATCATGCTTACTTATTAATTGGCTCAAGTCTTTAGCCCTTTTAAATTCGTCCTGGTAAATCGTTAAATTGTCAATGAACACTATATTTGGAGCCCTCTGCTTGCCTAACCTGTTATCTAATTCCTCAACGCTTTCATACTCTAGTATATGGAGACTTCTACAATCCGGCTTTACACCTACACGCTGGAGCGATTCCTTAAAAGCCTTGCCGGTGCCCTCCTCGGCGCTAACGTAAAGCACCTTGTTTGTTCTGCTTAGATACCATGCTAGCTGAAGTGCAATCCATGTTTTACCGTTTTTTTCTTTACCGTAAATCAGCCAAGCGCCGTTAGCTTCAGGCTCCCCCAAAACCTCTTTCCAAATTCCGTCAACCTCGAGTATTTTATATTTGCGTTCATATAGATTTTTGACTGTAATAGCCCTGGTCATATTTTACTGGTTGAGAATTAGTAAACTTTCCGCGCGCCTTAAACCCCCTATGTAGCCCGAGTCCGTGGCCAAACATCTTTTTACTATTGTTCCTAGATCGGTTTTATCTGACATGTTCACCGAGAGAACATCCGTTATAAGCTTGCGGTAAAAGGATAGCTTCTCGCTTGAACCGGTTGGTACAACAGAGGTATATTTTTCAGAATACCTGCTAAAAAGCTCCTTGTAACCAACCTTCTTACTAGCTATACCTTTTTCAAACTTGTTGCGAAGCCCGTCCGCACCGATCAGGTACCAGCCGCAAACGCCCTCGGTAGCGTTCCATAATTCTTTTATTTCAAGAAAAGCATTGTGCTCTAGGTCTCCTGCCTCATCAATGATTACAATAGGTTGGGGAAGCACGCCCAGGTAATATTTTATGTCTGCTTTTACGTCAGCGTATTTTCCTCTATGCTCAACGCCTAACGTTCTTGCTATAAGCCTTACAAAAAGCTGCTTTGACTTAGCCTGGGAGGCATCGACGTAAAAGCAGTTTTGAATTGTCTTGCTCAAATATTTGGCGCTATATGTTTTACCAATGCCGCACTCGTCAACACATATTTTTGCCTTGCTGTGATTTTTACAGAATAGTATATCCTCCTCGATCATGTCAAAAACATCGGTGCGAGCCATGTTCCACTTGCGCTCGTTCATGCTTATACCAAATTCACGACCTAGGCTTAGCCATTGGCTGTCCTTTATAAGCCCCTCGCGTTCGCCGTTCTTTAGCCGGTTATATACTGATCCGTTAATGCCCCATTGACGTGCGAAAACGGTATCAGTGCCAGTAAAATTCTTTCTCTGCTCGAGCAAGGATTCTATTACTCTATCTTTAAATTCTTTGGTAATTTGTAACATGACTATTGGTTTTAGGTTATAGTTAGAATCTATCTTTTAAACTTCTTTTAAATGACACTTCAACGCCTGTTAAAACTGGTTCATCAGGTTCTGGCAATATCTCGACACCGGCATGCTCTGGCCTTGATTTATGTAGCCTTGATATTTGAAATTTGTTGTTGAGGGTGAGTGGGGTATTGTCAATGATCGTTACCGGCTCTATCGCGTTCTTACGCTTGCGCTGGTATGCCTCAATTGTTATTACATATTTGCTCATTATTTCCCTTGCCTCTGCATCAGCCGGGGTTTGCTCTATCATCGAGCGATGATATTGTGGTTTTGGAAGGGCTTCGCAGATGAAAGTATCGCCCTGGTATACTAATGCCTTTAAAACTCCCCCCTGGTTATCATCTAACCAATAGACATCAACATTCTCCCCCTCAACGAGTCTCATCAGGTTAATAAGATGCTGGCCAAAATATATTTTTCCATTATCCCCAAGTAGCCATTCGCGTTGCTGGAATTTTATGATTCCGGCCTTGCATGATGTTGTTGTCTTATATCCAAGATACCTTAGGAAAGCTTTGTAATTTGTTGGCTTCAAGTTCGGGTTTTGCCTTTCGCAGAAAACTTCCCATCTAGTTTTGTCGGTGAACTTTGAGTGAGGCATGTTATTCCAAGTTTCTATATCTCCAAGGCATTGCTCAGCGAGCTTATCATATGGAACTGTAGGAGTCTTGTGGCTCCCTGCCTGGTTTGATTCGGATAATGCGAAAGGGCGAGCAAGCCAACCGGCATGTTGCTTTTCTAATTGATACCTTAACGGCTTGTAATAGGCTTCTATTCGTTTTCCTCTAGCATTATTAGCCTCAATTCTCACGTGCTCGAACATGTAGCCTGGCCTCAGGAACGTTGAGGCAAAAGAGCTGTTTAAAGAGCTTTCGCACTCGATCTCTGCCGGTAATTGAAATCCCCATTCAGCGTAATTTCTGACTAGCTGGCGGTAGAATTCCAAGATAATACCTTCCTTGGTCTTTCCATAGACCCATGCAACAAACGCCTCGCTGCCCAGGTCAATACCGTTATAAAACCACATGCGCTGACCTTTAGCATACTCGAAAGGCGGCTGCCTGTCGTCAATTGAAATTATGCACCCGGCAGTTTCAGGCTGTATAAGTGAATGGTAAGGAAGTGTAGCCCCCATTAGCCTCTGGCGGTCGCCGCTGCGCTTGGCCATCGCTCCAATTCTATTATCGTATGTATTTAGGTAATTGTAAACGGTTGACTTGCTAAGAGCGGGGAACCCTTTAGGCGAGTAAAGCTCACCGGTAGCGTTATTTATTACTTCAAGATAGCCGCTAAGGAATGACTCGTATTGCCTGGTGATATCGGCGTAAGTGGGCTTGAAGGTTTGAGTGGCAAACATATCGGTAAGAAGCTTTTCAAGTTCTTCATCGCCCTTCTTGGCGTTATTATTACCGTGCTTCTTGGAGATAAGTGAAACTAGCCCTTGTTGCTGAAACTTATTATATGTTTCTCTCCATCGTGACTCGGCCTCCGGAAGTGAGCTTTCTAAAGCAAACTTTGATTTCATTATAGGGGCGAAACTCATGCAATCTTTCCAAATGGTGTTCATGACCCCGCTTGGCCCGTAACCCTTGCTAGCTCTCTCGGCTTCTCTCGCCACTCTCAGCCTTTGACATGCTCTAAGTAGGCAAGCGTTGGCTATATATTTGTCTTGCGTTTCCTCTTTTATTGAAGTGCCGTCCTCTGTGAAAGTGTAATCTCGGTACCACTCGACTATATCCTTGTCAACGCTAAAAAACTGCTCAAGTACATGCTTGCCTTTTCTAGGATCATGAAGTGACTCCTTTATATTTTGGGGAAGGCTGTCGAACTCGATCAACATCGGGTGGCCGCCGCCGCCAATACGCACTCTATTGATTCCGTAGCCTCGCTGTTCGGCTCTTTTAATTGATTTCGCCAGGGCTGAGTATGTATAGTACTCCGGCACCAGCTCGTCTATCGTTACAACTAGAATATTATTCCAAAAATTAGGCATTGCGTTGGGTGGTTGGGTTGCTATTCTATTTTTTGCTCCTGAAGGCCTATTCGATCCGGCCGCTCTTGCTTTTCTTCAGGAGTTTTTTACATTTGTAGTGCTAACTAAAAAATGTAGTATTATGAATGATGAATTATCTTTTGACCAAGAGGTTGATTACCTTAAAGTCCAAGTAGAGTTTATTTTAACTCAAGTTTTAACCCTGACTGAGGAGCAGAAGGCCTTCCTTGAATCCGAGAAAAAAAAGATTTTAGATTCAAATAAAGAAGGCCGCCCAATTGATGGAGGAACCTTTTAAGTCTGGTAATAAGCGGTTGCTTAAATTTCATGTAATTACCTTCTGAGACGCATAATAAGAGTTCCATTTTGTCTTGCGCAAGAAAGAATTCGCCAGGTAGTAATTCAGGCATGTTTTTTTTGCTACCTCTGGCAATTCTTATTCTTGTTATGAGTCTGCCCTTAGCTCTTTGAGGGTTTAGATTCGTCTCCATTGTTCTAATTTTTAAGGTTAATATTTTCGTTTAAGCACTCGTTTACTTCTTTTATAACCAGGATGGCCAAAGCAATCGTGGCGAAAACCTCTATTGCTAGTAGTATTTCCATTATTGCTCCTCCTGGTTAATTATCTGGTCAAGCGCATCATCAAGTTTTTTACGCTCCTCGAATAGAGTTATAATGGCTTTTTTGACCTTGTCGGTCATTGGCCTGTTACCTTTCATTATCTCTCTTACCGTACCGTGTGTTAGGCCGCAAAGCTTTGCTATTGCTTTAGAGTCATTGTATTTTAGCTTATCCCTAACCTTTAGATTTTCAGGATATTTTACCCTGCCGTGTTGACTTTTGTTTTCCATCGCTTATATTTGTTCCCTTTTTAGTTTTACTTTCTGATTCTCTTTTGTTGCTAAACTCGATTGCAAATATAGTAAATAATCTAAGGAAAGCAATGGAAAATAGTAAATAATCTAATTTCTCATGAATATTTCTGATAGAATAGTTAAATACCTTGATTTAAAGGGCATTTCAAAAAGCAAGTTTTATGCAGCTATGGGTGTGTCAAACGGTTTTTTAGATAAAAGGCCGAATATTGGGGCTGATAAGGTTGAGAAAATAATCGAAATATATACAGACCTTAACCTAAACTGGCTAATTACCGGCAAAGGCGAAATGCTTAACCCGACCAATGAGATGGAGATGCAAAAGGAATTAGATGAGGGGTATCATTGTAAATTTTGTGAGATAAAGGATAAGTTAATTGATCAGCAGGCTCAAACAATTGAGGTGCTTCAAGAAATGATAAGCATGTTGAAGAAAAGAAACGGCAACGGTAACAATAATGACAATCATGAGCCTATCAGGCAAACAGGATGAGAGTCTTAAAAGGTAGTATTAGCCTATTATAGCAACCAAAAATATTAATTAATTGTTTTGAAATGACTACAGATCAAAAAGAGTATGCATTGAATTATCATCAGGCCCAAATTCACCTTTTAAAAGAGGAATGGGAAAAAGCGGCATCGATAATTGCACATTACGTTAGAGTTTTGGCCGATAATCCAAACAAGTTTAATATTCCTGTTGAAAAAAACATAATTCCGATGTTACAATCAATGCCACCTATTCCTAGCATTGAATCATTTACATACCTTATAGAGATGGTAGTTACCTTACTAAATAACAATAATCTAGAAAAACCGCTGTATAAATTAAACTGATCCAAGCATCACAACATACGCGCACACAATTTTGTATTACACTAAAACTTTTTTTCATCATAGTAGTTTTATTTACAGGCACTTACTTGTTTCTTTATTATAGTATCTGTATAGCTTATAGGGGTCAACTCACGTCATTTTAGGTACATTTAAGCCATTTTTTGTATCATAAAGGGGTCAACTCGTGTATTTAAAAAACATGTTTTGTCCATCCAGATGTCCATCCAGATGTCCATCCAGCCATTTTTTAGGGCTTTTTTTAGCATTTAGATCATGATTATTTACTGAAATTATGATCCAAATTACAGACATGTGCCAACCCAACACCTATTGGTAGTAATGCATAAAAAAAACGCCAATAAAGGCGTTATATCAACGTTTTAGGCTATATTTGTGGTGATGGCACAAGCTCTATTAAACCTTGTAAAAGAGAGAATTAAACCTTATGCGTAGGATCAGGGTATTTTTAAAAGCTTTTTTAAAGTTTATTAAAGTTTATAACATTTCGTTTTGGAGGGCTTTTTTATACTTATAAGCTTATCTTGTTGATATTCAATTATAAAAAGGGCTTTTTTTTCTTTATTACTTATTACTTTTTGTTTTAACCCCTATAAATTGAAATTACATTAATTTTGCCGGAATGAGAATACATAAAGAAGGGTTTTGGATAATTCTTATTTCCTTTATAGCATTAGGAATTCTTTCGCCACTATCGGG